CAGGGCTCGATGGCGATCGTGCGATCCGTCTTGTAGTTCTTCGGTACAGTAGTAATGCGATTTCCCTGGACGATTTTGCAAAAGCCCAGGGGCTCCACCGGTAACATGGTGATGCTGGATATCCAGCACGGGTCACGGCGAATAGCCGTATCCGCGAGAATCGCACAGCCTGCGGTGGTCTCCGGTTGACCGGAGTATTTATAAGCCGCATCGGAACGTCGTCTCGGGAGCCGGGTTGTTGCTCCGGGTCCAAAATCGAAGTACTTCGCAGCCTGATCCCAGTCGAAAGGCCCCAGAATCCTATCCGTTAGTTTACGAGCAAGCTCCATTGCTTGCTGGTACGGGCCGAAGCCCGATACGGTAAGACGCTGGTTAGTCTCGAAACAAAGATCCTCAGCTTCGCGGAATCTCTTCCACGTCGCCTCCTCTTTCTCGGGTCGTACTACTCCATCATCGTACTTCGAGAGGAATTCTGCCAATAAGTAACTTGACAGAGCCTCTCTAGGTCCGCTGGTGAAAGTAGGTTCACAGCCGCCAGGTTTTCCGGCGTCAGTGATGACTTCTCCAAGCACTTCACCGATGGATCGGTGGAACTTGGCGAGATCGAAGCGGAGTTTGTAACCACCTGTCCGTGCTTTAGCACGGCCAACACGCCGATTACGGCGAGGAGAGTTATTAGCCATAGGAAGATCCTAATAGCGAGAAGCCCAAAGGGCATTCCCTGAACGATGGATGCGAACGAGGAGTCTTGCGACTCCTCGCCCCCAAGAGTGCGGACGTCACGACGTGACCGTACTGGTTTACCAGTGCGGCTCATTCGCGATCACCGCGTTCTTGATAGTGGACAACGCCAGTGCATTACCGGCGTAAGCCACGGCATCCTTCCTCTCTTGGTCAGTCGACTCCTGACGGAAGTTGAACTCGATCTTGACGAGGTTGTAACCCACCACCTTGACCTGCCCGTCCACAGTCGCCTCTACCGGAAGGTAGAACGTATTGAGGTTACGGTATGCAGCCTGAGGCGTAGCCGGCTTGCGGACTTCATTGCTGAACGTCCGGTAACCAGCAGGCGTCGTGCTGCTTCGGTCAGCCCACTCTGCCTTGGCACCGTTTGAAGTTACCGGTGCGAAGGTGTGAGCGGCAGGGGTTGTTGCGCCATCATAGATGGACAGTGCGGCAAGTGCGGGCATGTATTGCTCCGTGTTTCTGTAGTGGAAGTTACCCCCAGGAGGATTCCTGGAAGGGAATATCAGCCTATTTTAGGCTGGAGAAGGCTTGGGCCAATAAAGAAAGACCGTTCGCCATGTGAGCCAGACTCCTAGGGTCTTTAAACCTAGGAAGCGATGGCAGTGGGACACTTTGGGAGACCGTGCGTTGTAGAGACACGATCTCTTTCCGTGCACTCCAAGACTGCTTGGTAGTTTCAACAATCGTCCTGGAAGTTCTTGCGAACTCCGGGATAGACTGGACTTTCCAGGTAGCTCTTGATAGCCGAGAAATGGAGCACCAAGTTGGGCCATACCCCAGCATCGCATCAAGCGAGCTGAGCCACGATCCAATTGGTAACATCCAATCGACTACGAAGGAGTACGGAACCAATTCCCAGGCTATTTCAGCTGGGTTGGTGATCCCAAGGGCAGCGAGAGTGTGCAAAAGCTCATTCTCGGGTTCTGCGTCTATTCGAACGTAGACCCCTACATCGCCCTTCACTGTGGTATCATATCGGAAGTTCGTACCGTCGTAGTACCTTTTGACGATATCGATTTTCTCCCTATATGATCCTTTACCAGTAATCATCCAGTTACTCCTGGGTGCCTTCTCAAGGGCATCACAGGCTCCGTAAATATCGGAGAGTAAAGGTTTCCAGCCATACTGTAGCTCCAACCATCGTTCGATGGGAGATTCGCTACGCAGGCTAACGCCACGGCGCTTCGCAATCCCGAGTGCTTTAATTGCATCCCAGGTACGATCTTGCTTAATAGCCTTAAAAGCTTTAGCAAGGGCTATAGCGTTATTCCCGACCATCCTCGCAGTAGCACCACGCTCTGCGAAAGCGACTCCAAGGTTAACATCGGAGTCTTTCATGGCCAACCGTGCCTTTACAAGAGCACGATCAACCATGGAGTCGGGAGGAGTCAAGGGCAGTACATAGGACTCGTTAAACAGATCCGCAGCCGGTGATAAACCGGTGTACGGGTTGTCTATAACACCTACGGCGGACCGCGCACTAAGCGTGGACCCATCGTAGGTGTCGACAGTTACTCTGCTATACGAGCCTTTGCACCGTGACCTCCGCTCACGTAAAAGAGAATAAGGGGTAGGTGGAACCCACCCTGGCGGTCGTCGTCGCGATACACCTGCGACAGCTTCGCGAGCATACTCGGCATCGGCTATAGTTCCTTCGAACTTAGTCCCGTTTTCGATGTGCTCCCATTTCCCACCAATCTCAGTTATGAAACTGGGACGGGTCATGGCATTCTCTGATCTGGATCACGTGAGACTCGTCGCCGCAACAACAACTGCAGCAACGCCACAACAACACGCAACCAGTTACTCGACACACGGACCTCCCGTCTTACGACGATAAAGATCCGCTGTGAGCCAGTCACGTAGAGCAATCAGATCCTCTTCACAGAGGGCGCCTGGCTCTACCCAGAACTCTCCATACAAACAGAGAGTTCCATCTGGCTCAATTTCGACTACTGTTCCGCTGTACGGCTTCATGGCTATTCCTCAAGGGATAGTTCACGTCGCCGAATGGCGGGCGTGTTGAAACTGACCGACCAGTTAAAGTCGGCTGGATAGGCGTGGAGCCCGTCCAATAGAGCCCGGAGATCAC